AGATATTAAACGATCTAATTTAAGTTCATTAGACATGGTTTATCCTTTCACACCCGGCCCCTCTAAATGAAGGGGCCGGGATTTATTAAAAGGATTAGCCAAGAACAACAGAACCGAGGTAAGCGTCCAAGAGGGCGATACCACAGAGCATGTCGATAGTGACTAAATGGCCTTGCTTATTACCGTCATAAGTGATAACCGCACGCATCGAAAGACCGTTATGGTTAACCACTGAAGACAGGGCACCAACGCGAGGCATAGCAAGAGGACGAACAACAAGAGCCAAACTATTACGATGCCCAACAAAGTTATATTCACCCGGAGGCGAAACATTTGCAGCGTCATTGTCAGAAAGTGCGGCTTCAAGAGGTCTATCAAGAACGATATAACCTCCAGAAGAACTTGCTTCGACGATGCTGTAAATAGCAGAAGACGAAGATGTTCCGAAGCTGACAAGCTGACCGTTGGTCGGAAAATTAGTAAATCCGTCAACAAGGATTTGGCCATCATAACCAGAAGCATAACCAGAAGCATAATTAACAGCACCCGGATCAATAACAGTCACAACAGCATTATCTGCCACGTTATTGCGAAGTCCAGGAGAAGTAAGAGTAATGCTGGTAGGAGTTGCACCACCAACAGTCGAAACAACACGGTGAGGATCACCATCAACAGAAACCCAACTGTTATTACCAATGGCGGCAGAAAAACCGTCAACAGTAATAGTCGTATCACCCTTAGGTTCACCAGAAGCATTGTTAATAGCACCAGTAACTTTGTCAACATTGGTATTAGCAACGCTGCCCATGTTCTGACACATATAGTGGTTTAATCCTAACTTACGACCGAGCGAAGCTTCCCGCAACGCTGTACCATTATCACCAACTTTTTCAGCAGTCAAAAACATTTCCAACTGCAGGGCAACCGTTTCCATGTTCGGAGTATGAATCATGAAACGATCTTCCATTGGAGCTTTATTGACATTCAACTTATTTCGACCACCAAGAATTCTGTCAAGAATATTGGTAGAAGCGGCAGTTTGAAGGCTACCATAAGCATAAGACATGAAGCGATGGTATTGACCGAGCACAACACGATCAAGGAAACGAGCCTGAGCAACAACCGCAGGGGTCAAATACTCAGCAACGAGATCCTTGAAAGATTTCGATTCTTCACCGTCACGGAGAAGGAACGAAGTGTGAACATGCTGGTTAAGAGTCACCGGCACGTTAGTGCTTGATGCATCCTGAATGGTGACGTTATCCGTAACTCCCTTTCTCTTAGCAGTGAAATCTGCGGGCTTACGAGTATTGACAATATCACCAAATTTGGCAATAGTCGGCTCGAAATCCCGGTGGATTAAATTAGCAGCAACCATATTCTCTTCAAGAATTGCGATACTTTCCTGAGCCCACAATTCAGGAATATATGCGTCGATGCTATTACCAAAGTACATCTTGAAACAAGACTTAAACATTTTTTTACCCCTTATTGAACAAGGCCGGCTCCGGCCCCCATTTTCTTTCGTCTCTTCTGATACTCATCAGGAGACATGTTTTTAACATCAGTTGGCCGTCCTGCGCGAATATTTTCTCCAAGCCCAAGCCCACCTTGAGCATTTGACTTGAAGAGGTTGCCATACTTTTCTGGTGTGTCCTTCATACGTTTAACTGCGTCATCAACAGTTAAATCAAGAATCGTTTCTTTGCCATCCTTCATTTCAGTTAATTTAACTTTAGGGGTGAATTTACCAGACGGAGTTCCTTGATCGTCTGTTTCTTCATGTAATCGAGTATGAGGAAGAAGGATTGCTGAAATTTGTTCTGGACTGAAAGCTTCATTAGCTATGGCGGCATCACTAATAGCTCTCTGAATCGAAGAAAGTTGGAAAAGGTTTCTCCAATTATCTCTTTCTCCTGTTAACTTTTCTATATCAGCTTTATGCTGTGTAGTTAGTTTCTCTTTTTCTTTTGCAGCTAATTCTTCCTTAGTCAAAAGAGAATTTTTCAATTCATCAATTTTTGATTCAAGAGTCTGCTTTTCTTGTTCAGTAAGATTTTTATTTTTCTTTAACTGATCAAGCTCACCAATCATTGCACGAGTTTTCTCTTGTTCTCTTTGACGTTCATTTTTGATGATGCTTTGAACTTCTTCTTCGGTATAGGTCTTTACTTCACCAGATTTAGAACCAGAAGGATCACCAGTACCACCAGCACCACCTCCATCCCCGCCACCAGAACCACCCTTACCACCTTCACCGGCATCACCATCAAAGTAAAAACGAAATTTTCTTATCTTTAAAAGCATTTTTAAACCCTATTTAACCTTACGTCAGATGCATTACGCAAATACATTTTGAGATACGACCAAGCTTTTATGCTTGGAATGCCCGCCAGAATGTGTTCAGGCACACCTTTTCTATTGTAATCAGTAGAAACATTTGCAAACCTACGCGACGTTACAATTAGACTAGAGTGTTCATAATCTACATTAACACCTTCTAATAATCTAAGTGCAAGTTCATAGGTTGCGTATTCAATACCCTTAGGAACTAATGTATCTGTATCGCGTGGAAACTGTAATCTTTGATCGGAATCTGCTTTATCTCCAATATAATTTAGATTATCGATTAATCTTGTTGCTTCAACTAATGCTTGCTTTTTCTTTAATGGTGTTGAATTAAGCCAATATTTACCATTAAGAATTGAATGAAAATAACAATCACCCTCTTCAATGGTTCCATAGTGGTTTAATGAGATTTCACCACAAGCATAGTCTGTTAATACGAGGTCGTTTGATAGTGACTGATTGATTATTGTCATTTTCCATCTCCTCTTGTCCTATCAGCAACACTATCTTTTGTATCATTTATTCTACTTGCTGCCTTTTCTTTTCGACTATCTACTCCCTCAAGGTCTTTGACTCCTCTAGCTGATCCACCTTCACCGCCTTGACTTTCAAGAATCCGTTTCAATCTTTCAGCATGTTCAGCATTAGCTTTGCCGACTTCTTCAGGTGGATACATTCTCATCTTGCTAGCAAGCTCACGACTTACTAAGCCATTCTCAACATCCATAATCACAACATCAGGGTCAGTATTCATATTTGTAGCAGAATCGATTTCTTTATCAATTTTTTCAATTTCATCATTAGAAACTTTTGATGAAAGTAAGATTCTGCTAATTTCTTTTCCTAGTAATTTTTGATAAGTTAAAGAAGGTAATTTATGGATTAGTGAAGAAACTTTTTCAGCTTGTTCATAGCGTGTATAATCAGAAACCAGTTCATAGTTTCTAGGATATTTTATTGTTACTTCTTTTTTATGGGCCTCATACTCAGACCAGATTTTAACTATTTGTCTTTCACCACCTTCAAGAGTTAATCCGATATAACTTAAACCATTTTCAAGACCACGATCATCTTCTTTCTTTGAATCAGCTGATTCCCTGACCGGTCTTAAACTGTTTATACTTAAATTAAGTAGATGTCGAATATCCCTTTTTATCTGTTCCTGTTTCTCCATCGAAGCCTTAATAGGCTCAGACGAGGGATGAATAAATTGAGGCGGCTGTACATTATTAGGGTATCTTCTCCCTTGGCTAACACCAACTCTAATCTCTTTATTACTGGCTGTTTGAGAAGCAGCTTCTGTTGCATCACCACCCTCATTAAGAACTCTAAGATGCTGACTATTTTCACTAGCAGGATCATATGGTTCTACATAGAAGGGGAAATTGCTTTTAATGCAATAGTTAATGTCAGAAGAAGCAAGATTCAATAATGCAATTTGATAATCAGCAATATCTTTCATCAAACTCTCTGAGAGTTTGAAACAAACAAATGGAATTGTTTTAATATTTAAAATTTTCTTTTCAGAAAGTGCCTCACCTTTTTCATTATAGAGGATAAAATTAACGCCCTCTTCATCAATCCAAATGTGTCTATAATTTTCAGAACAACCAGTCGGAAATCCAGTGTTTTCATCAATTTCATAGGCGTGATCTCTTAAAAGAATTGATTTGTAAGCAAAAGGATTTGTTGGATCTTCAACCCAACAAAGAATATCTTCAGCTTTATACAAATAGAGATAAGGTCTATCTCCAATATTGTCGTAAAGGGTATCTCCTTTTTTGGGTGGGCGATCAACAAATACACCAACTTTACCCATGACTAAGAGTTCTGTTAAAACATCACAGCCGATGAAAGTGTTGATGTCTTTGTTTCTAAAATCTACACCACCTTCTCTTCCTAAGATTGCTTTTTGATAACTATTAGGACCATCTTTTCTAACAATGTCTCCCATTCTTTGATAAATGGAATTTTTAACATCATCAATAGCTGAACCAGCAAATTTAGGATTATAGGTCATTAATTTTCTGTCATTGAAATCGGTTTCATCTTCGCGGCTACTAAATTTTTGAAGATAATTATCGATGAAGGGTCGGCCACCTTCATAAGCTAATCGCCATTTAAGCCATTCTGATTCTAATGAAATATAATCAGGATGTCTATAATCATAAGCATTCATTATATTACTCTCCTGATGTTTTGATTACCAGCATGTGCATAAGCAAAATTAAGGGCAATCTCTGAATAGTTCCTTGCATGGGCATAGTGGTCAGGATCATTTTCACCTTTAACATAAGCCCCAACAGGATTTCCATCAGAATCTTTTTGATAAACTCTTACTAATGCTTTCATATGATCCCTAAACTCTTGGTCAATTTCCATAGGAAGTCTAATTGTTCTCTGATGAAAACGACCTAATGATTGATCAAGCCAAGATGTTCTATCCACAGTAATTTTAGGTTCAACAGGATTATCATCAACATTAATACATTTACCTGTTATGCCTTTACCATAGAAACAAAGATGAACAAGACCGTAAAAACGCATAGCAAACTCTCTTGCTAATCTTCTTTCTGGTTGGGCATCTATTATACAATGACGAACATTGTATTTAAGCATTAAAGCGTAAAGTTCACCAAATGTTTGCACCTTACCGTATTTAAGAGTTTTACAGATTGTTTGCATATTTAAATCAATAATGGGTTGATTCTTGGCAAGAAACCATTGGTCAATCCAGAAATGATTCCATTTGGGTCCAACGTCTACACCCATTGTAATAATTGAATCAGAAGGTGGGTTATCATCAATATGGTGTTCACTAATGCAATCATCAATTATTTTATCACTTATTCTTGCCCCTTCAACAGTATGGCAGAGGCCCAATTTTGAATTGTACAATTCTTGTTCTTCTGTCGGATCACTGAGGCTTTTAAAATAGCTTTTAGCAATTTCGGCAGGAGTAACTGTTGATGAATATAATTGAGAAATGTGGAAACCGCGATCTGCTCGTTCTTTGTGTGCAGGAACCCAAAAACCAGATTCCAACCATTCCCATTTATTTTCTTGGGGCAAGATGTTTTGACATTCTTTGCAAATTAGGTGGCTTTCAACAATTCTTGGGTCAAGGATATTTTCTCCAACAATCTTTAAGCAATCAGGGAAAACTAGGTGGGTGTGCCTTGAACAAGATGGACAAGTAAAGAAAAATTCTTCTTTACTAGAAAGGTTGTAATCTCTGTTTATGTTAAGATTTTCTACAGTTGGCGTAGAAATCTTCCAACAGAGTTTTGATCTTTGTCCAGATGTTCTTTCTAAAGCTAAAGCTATGTTCTCTTGGTTCATTTCAGCCACTTCATCCATCACAATGAAGCTGACTGGAATTGATTTTAAACCTGATTTACTTTGAGAGCCACGAATGTAAAGGTTTGCTGAACCGGCTCTTTTGTGCCCTACGTTTTTAACATCGGAAAACATTCTTTCAAGGTGTGGAGAAAGTTCTACAGCACTATCAAAACGACTTGCTGAAAAATCTGATGCATCAGGTGTTTTTGATGGTAAAATGTAAAGACAATCAGAGCCTTTTATGTCCATTTGAAAGAAAACTAAATTAAGAACTAATTCCGTAAAACCCATCTGGGCAGCTTTTTGGCCTATGTTGATGGTAGCTTCTGAGTCATGCATTTCTTTTAACCAAGGGTGGTACTTAAAAGACCATTGCCCTGGAAAAGATGAACCGCCCATTATCCTATAATTTTCTGCCCATTTAGACGGTCGTGTTATACTTTTTCTTTTTAAACCAGAAGCAACCCTTTCAGCTAGTAGGTTCTTCAGTTGGTGAGACATTTGCCACTTCAATCAAGATTTGGTCAGAAATCTTTTCTACTACATTTTCATCTTTTACGTTTTCTCCTACAATGTTAATGATTATACCGGCAATATTAAGAATTTGTGTCTTATCAAGAAGAAAGCCAGTTGATTTTTCCAGCTTATGGCAGCTTTCAATCAACCTTTGTAGTGTTTTAACAGCGTCTTGAATTTTTTGTGAATTCAAATAAAGGTCAACATCAGTTTGACATTTATTCACAATATTTTCAAGAACAAGTCGGGTAATTCCGATTTCTTCTCTTAGACTTTTTACTTCCGGACTATCGGCAAAATCATTAACTCTTTGCCTCCACTTCTCTAAACGATAGTTTCTTACTTTTTTATCTTCGCTTGATGTTAATGATTTACCCAAATGTCTTGGGCAAAACTCAAAACCCGGTTCCACAAGATAATTACATTGACCGTGTGGATGAACTATTTTGCATTGTTTCCCCGGATCATGAATGTCAGGGTTAAATTTTACAAACTTATTTTCCATAGAGATACCTTTTTAAATTAGGAACCTCTCCCGGAATAATTAATTTTTTACGTTTAGGTAAAAATAAATTATTCCTTTGAATGAAACCAGAAAAGATTAAAAATCCTCCGTTGTTTGATCCTCCACCCCCGCCTCCGGCTGTGTATTTTACTTCAAGGTAGGCTCCATAAACAAAAACATCAT